GTCCTTGAATTGCTTTAACAACCCGTGCTTGTCGGTTAAACTAATCATTTAGTATCACTCTTTTCGCTGTCAGTCTGTTCTAACACAACATCTTGATGTAGCTTTTCAACTAACCGGGTTAAAACTAACGTATTGTTATCAATCTTTTCCTGTAACTGTTGGGTTAACTTCTGGTAACTAGCTGATAGGCTATTGTTCTGATAATACAATGCCACCGCCACCACAATCGGAAACCCCACTGCTGAAATAAGTTGCGTTAACCCGTGTGTCAAAAATTCTTCCATTACATTACAACCCCTGTCTACATATTTTTAGATAGTTGTTAACACTATCCCCAACGTCATTATTTTGATAATAAACCCGGTCGGTATCAAAGAACCATTTAATATTCTTTTGTAACTCGGTGATGGGTTTCATTATGTTTCTATTATAATTCATTTTGGGCACAAAGTCAGTAGTATAGATAAGGTCATTATCCTCGTCTTTAATTGGGGTGGTTTTCAAGTGAATAAACGTGAAATAATACGGGTCATTATCGACAACCTCACATTGAAAAGTTTGGTCATTAAAGACTATGAAATAAATAAACTTAACGTTGTGGGGTTTATATTTAACGGGTAAATGGGGGTAGATATTTAACTCCCAAGCCCCACCCGTAATCATGGCTAACTTAGGGTTGTTAAAAGCAAAGTAAAAATTATTTTTCTTTTGCTTGCTAGTCGTTGCCGTATACTCGACCGCCACTTTTAACTTGCTATCACCGTAGCTATAAACATCAATCGAACCGGGTTTCATTTCTTTAATATGCTTTAGTCCCATTTCTTGGAAATACGGGGAAAACTTGTTAACCGTGTTTCCCAGCATGTAAATTTTTACATCAGTTCTTAAACGTACAATCGTGGAAACGGTGTTCATAAATAAAACAAACTCATCAGGTAAATACAATCCCTTAGTTAAAAACTCATCGAACATTATCAACCCAACCTTAGGGAACGAGTTAGACTTGTTATGTTCGTTATCCGCTAGTGAAAAGGTATATCCTAAAATATCACTATCGGAATATATGGCTTTACCGTGTTCGTCATACGTGCATAAATAGAACCGTCCCGCATAATAGTAAACCCCGGTATACTGACCGTTAAACATCTTTTCAATTTCCCCACTGGTTTCCAGTGCACTGAAAATCGCTTGGGATCGTCTACCTCGAATATCGGTCTGCCACCGTCTTACATAAGCGAACTGTTTGCCCTCGTTCTTAAATAAGGTCAATGCCTCTTTTAAGACCGCGTAAGTCTTACCGTTTGACCGTTCACCGAAAATCACGTTGTAAGTTGCTTGTTTCTTTTTAATATTCGTTAAACTATAATATTTATATTTTGTCATTTCTGCACGTCCTTTATTAATAAATCACCATGAATCAACGCCAATAAGAATTGATTGTAAATTTTTGAAATGGATAGGGTAAATTCCGTAGGGGCTAAATGAATGCTTGATAACGGGTTAACCTCAACTTGGTTTCCGTCAATATCAGTCACTAACGCTTTTACGGGTTCATCAATATACGTATGAGTTAGCTTGCCGGTGTATTCCGCCGGAACTGCCATTTCATCATTGAACATTTGAAACGCCTTATCAATATCATTATCACTTTGTTTTAGTAAATAATCAACTCCCTTACTTTTTGAAAGCCCGGCACAAGTTAACATCAAGCTATCATTTTGAAAAACTAAATATCGTTTAGCGCCTAACGTTTTAAACTTATCATAGACCCCTTCGCTATCCCAGTACCCAATCGGTTTTTGTTTACCCTTAATCGTAAACGGGGCAAAGTCGTTTACATCTAAATCATACTGTTCACATACGTGTTTAATCTTGCTTTTGACTGACCGGTTATAACGTTTAATATAGGGCAAATGATTTTGTCCGTTCTCTAGCTTAATGCTATCAGTATCGGAATAACAATAATCATTTCCAGCACTAATTATTCCAGTCCATAAATTGCGTCTTGCGTACGCGGTGACAAAAACACCCCACGGGTAAAATAAGAAACGTTTCTTACTTTGATTATATTTTACAATTTCTTTACCTAAATTCGGTTCGTCTTGTGTCCACTCATCATCAATGTAATTGTTTTCCTCGTGAACAATGTTAGTTACACTCATGCCATACATGGAGTTTAGCATTCCTTTTGAACGCATATATTCGGGGCGTTGTTCTGGAACGCCTTTTAACTTGGTCTTGTTTTTGTATAAGTGAATGATCGCCTTTATTAAATTCTTAGGTAACAAGTCTTTATGATAAGCAATCACATTACTAACTTGTGCTTTATCCCAAGTGTACGCCCGTTCAATAATTTCATAATCAACGTTCGTAACTGTCGTTTTTACGGTTGACGCTGAAAAAATACGCCCGTTGTCCTCAACCATATCCTTGGAACAATCACATTTTGAACTTGATAAATAATGTTCCTGTTCAATATTTGGAAATAGGTTCGTGAACTTAATATCAAAAATCAAACAATAATGCTCACGGTAAAAATCAAAGTCTTTTCGGTTCTCAATTTTAGGGTGAAAACCTCGACCCATTGGAAACTGCTCGGTAACCATAACCGTTGGATATGAACTTGTAAAATCATAACTCGTCACATTATCAATCACTTGGCCTTGTTTGTTCGCGTTTGCGTGAGTGAAACCACCTTGAAATGCTTGCTTCAATTGCTGATATTCAGCCGGTGATAAAGTTAACGTATCCATTAATTTCCGGTACTTTTGATACTGTCCCCCGGTCTTCTTGTGTTGTTTTTGACCGTTGAAGTAAACTTGTTCCATCGTGTACTGTCTAACTCGACCAGTATTAGTTAACGGTATTTTAGTTATATCACCATATTCATCAATTTGTTCATGAATATAAGCAACCACAATTTTAACATCATTCGCACAATAAGCTAACTCATCGTTAGTTAAATGTGTTTTACACGTTCTTATTTGAGTATAATCAAGATTGCCAACTAGTTTCGCAATTTTATGGTGTTGTAAATTCTTGGCGACATGGTCAAGGTTCAATCCGGCTAAAATATAACTATCTTTGTACTCGATCCCGTTAAGGGTTAAGGCTTTAACCGGTTCGCGTGTATCAACGGCAAATACCCCATCTTTAGCCCAATCAAAATATTTACGCATGAACTGAAACTCATAACCTAAATTATGAACATAAATTATCAATCGTCTACTGGTATTCAAATGTAAAATTTCTACTAGCTTACTAATAAAATGTTGGTATTCTTGCCACGTTCGACCGTACACCACAACATTTTCAAACGCGAATTGCCATATATACATAAAGGCGAACTTCTGATCGTCTTGAATTGTGCTAGTGGTTTCAATATCAAACGAAGTTACAATTTCATAATAAGTTATTTTCTTGTTGGTTCTAGTGGTTTTAGCATGACTAAATGCCCTATTTACCACATCATAATTAAATTCATTAACATTTATCATGCTTCCACCACCTTAAATTGTTGACCACGTTTGATTAGAACTTGATGACCCATGACTCTTTAAATAATCTTTGTGCAATTTCCGAACCGTGTTAGCAACTACCTCATCGGCATCGGCTTCCGAAAAATCAGTTTCAACACCTGAAAGATAGGTATCATGGATAGAACGCCAGATTTCATCGGAACTAACTCTAACCCCCCGGTTATTTTCTAAATATTCATCGACCATTGAAGCAATATTGAAAAATTTATTAATAACGGTAGTGGAACCATTATTCCCAGCAACCGTTTTAGTGGTCATAATCGTGTCCGCGTCATCGCCCACAATATCCTTTAACCCCGTTCTGGATAACATATTCTTTAAAACCTTTTTGCTCCCACGAACCGAAGACGTTTTAGAATTTAAAAAGTTCTGAACCCGTCGATATTCACGGGCTTTTTCCTTAGGACTAGCACCACGCCGGTTATGAAAAGCCCCACCGGTTTCATCAGCCTTTTTCAGGGCACCGGTTTTCCACCCTTTTTCTGATAACCGGCGGTAACGCTTGTTTGCTTTACTAACTAGTTTGTTAAAATCAGAATAATCATCAAATCTTTTACTCACCGCAAACACCCCTAATTTCTTGGTATAATTTATTTTGCGTCTTTTCCGTTAGTTTACAAAAATAACAATCGAATAAAATAACCATATTGCTAGAATTTCCGTTCTCAAAGGCATAAATCAATTGGGTTGTGTACCCGGTTTTAGCACTTAATTCACGAACTTCAATGTTGTCTTGTTGCCGCGCGTGCTTGGCTAGTGACCCGATCACTTTCAATTTAATCTTTCGCCGGATACGTTGTTCTTCAATGTTCATCTTTTCACCCCCTAGCAAAAAGAGCGGTCAACACCGCCCCACCTGCTATTAATTAAATATCAAACACATCAGCAGAAACCGAACCGCCTGCACTTTGCAATTGAATTTCCTTTAAAGGTGTTTGTACTTTGATTGCGTCAAAACCACAACCAACATTGCCATACGCCTTAAAGGTGGTTACATGAATGAAAATTTCTTGACCGTTACGCAAACAATTTCCGTCAGTGATAACCTTGTCAGTTGTTGACTTCTCATTATCAGAACCGAAAATGGTGGGCGCAAATGGTGACTTATCACGG